AAAAAATATTTTGCATAACAAGGGGTAGTAAAATATGGATGTATTATCTTTTATAAAAGATTATCAAAAGATATTGATTAATAGAATTGATGACGTTAGTCTTTCGATAACAAGCGGTGGAGTAACCGATTGGGAAGACTACAAGGCAAGAGTTGGTGAAATACAGGGTGTCACCTACGCTCTTGATGAATTGAAGGCCCTGCTAAAGAAAGTGAAGTATGTCGATGACACTGATCGTACCTGAGTATGTTTTAGCGCAACAACAAGCTAAGAAGCAGGCTGAAAAAGCCGCAAAAGAAAAATCCCTAAAAGATAGAATGCCACAACCCACAGGATGGAGAATCCTTGTCATGCCTTATATGGGCAAAGACAAGACTGATGGCGGTGTCTACGTTCCTGATGCTGTAAGAGAAAGAGAGTCACGAGCTACAGTTGTAGCTTACGTTGTACGACTCGGGCCGCTTGCTTATCAAGACACAGACAAATTTGGGGAGCACGGGCCTTGGTGCAAGGAGGGAGACTGGGTTTGTATCGGTAGATATGCTGGATCTCGCTTTAACATTGAAGGAGGAGAAGTCCGTGTCATTAACGATGACGAGGTCATCGCAACCATCGTTGATCCTGACGATGTTAAAAGCTATGGAGCATAGTAATGGCAGAAGCAGCAGAAAAGACCACAGATCTAGCCGCTGAACTTGATGAAGAACAAGGGAAAGAAATAGAGATTGCCGAGGAGGAATCTCAAGAAGCAGAGGCTGTTGAAGAAACTGAAGAGGACTCTGACTCCGAAAAGGACGAGAAGGAAGAAGAGCTTGATCAGTATTCCAAGAATGTTCAGAGCCGTATAAGCAAGATTACGCAGAAGTATAGAGACGAAGAAGCACAGAGGATTGCAGCGGTTGAGTTTGCTCAAAAGGTAAAAGAGCAAAACGACGAACTTAGAAATCGTTTGACCGCTCTCGACCAGTCTTATGTCGGTGAGTTCGGCACAAGGATCGAGTCTCAGATCGCTGCTGCAAAGGTTGCGTATCAGAAAGCATATGATGAGGGTGACGCTGACTCTATGTTTGAGGCTCAGAAGAACTTGAGCAAACTTGCACTAGAAGAAGCACAAGTGGAGAATGCCAAGAAGAGGCAGGAGCAACAAGCTGCTGCACCACAACAAGCTGCTGCACCACAACAAGCTGCACCACAACAGCAACAAAAGGCTAAACCTGACGCTAAAGCAGAAGCTTGGGCATCTAAGAATGACTGGTTTGGTCAAGATCAAACAATGACTTACGCCGCTTTCGGCATTCATAGACAGTTAATCGAAGACGAAGGATTTGACCCAACGTCCGATGAGTACTATACTGAACTTGATCGTAGAGTCCGATCAGAGTTTCCACAGAAGTTTGGAAGCTCTAAGGACAAAGGACCCAGAGTCGCTTCTGCTGAGTCCACGGCTTCCAAGTCGTCTACAAAAAAGGGGCGCAGAACAGTCAAGTTAACCCCTTCGCAGATTCAGATAGCGAAGCGATTAAATGTTCCGCTCGAAGAATACGCTAAGTATGTTAAGGAGTAATGAAATGACTGATTCTACAAAAAGATCGCCTCGCGAAGCGGAAACTCGCGCAAAGACCCAACGCCGTAAGCCTTGGGCACCTCCATCTAAGCTGGAGGCTCCAGAACCACCCGCAGGGTACAAGCATCGTTGGATCCGTACTTCACTTCGTGGTGAAGATGATCAGATGAATGTGACTACCAAAATGCGTGAAGGGTGGGAACCTGTTCGTGCTGACGAATATCCTGAGATGGCTGGTAAGTTTCCAACCATTGATACGGGTGCTAACGCAGGGACAATTGGAGTCGGCGGTTTAATGTTGGCTAGAATACCTGAAGAAACGGTTGAAGAAAGAACTGAATATTTCCGGGAACAGACCCGCACTCAAATGGATGCCGTGGATCAAAACTTAATGAGGGAACAACATCCTTCTATGCCTATCCATAGTGATAGGAAAAGTCGTGTATCGTTCGGAGGCCGTAAGGACGGCTCTGATTAACTCAATCAGCTATGTATAAGGAGTATTTATCATGGCAAATTCCAATGGAGCCTTTGGTCTACGACCATATGGTATGCTGGGTTCAGCGCCTAATTCCACTGGGACGACTGAGTATCGTATCGCATCTGATAACTCAAACCCGATTTTCCAAGGCATGGCGGTTATCCCGCTTGCTGCTGGTGTTATCGACGATCTGCAAGCTGCTGCTGGTGGTAACGTCGCTATCGTGGGTGTGTTTAATGGGTGTGAATACGTCTCATCGACCACTGGAGAAGTAATTCGTTCTAACACTTGGCCCGGTTCAGGTGCTGATTCTAATTTCCCTGTTAGAGCGTTTTTGTATGACAACCCAGCACAACTGTTCACCATTGCTACATCAAACGTAGTTTCTGCTGCTAATACAGAAGCAGAGGTTCGTGCAGCAGTGTTCGCAAACATCGCGTTTGCAACTGGTAACAGCGGTTCGACTACAACTGGTATCTCTTCTGCAACAGCAGATCTGAATACTATCGCCACCACCAACACTTTAGCTATGCGTATCATGGGTGTACAAGATGACCCTGATAATGCTGACTTCACTGCTGCTGGTATTCCGTTAATCGTTCGTATAAACAACCACTTCAATGCGCCAACAGGCTCAATTGCAGCGGCTACTGTTTCTACGACCGGCGTATAAGGAGGCTGATCAATGGCTATTTCTCGCGCACAACTAGCGAAAGAACTGGAACCCGGCCTTAATGCTTTATTCGGCATGGAATACGGACGGTATGAAGGTCAACACGCTGAGATCTTTGACACCGAGTCATCTGACCGGGCGTTTGAAGAAGAGGTAATGTTATCTGGCTTTGGCGCTGCTCCTGTAAAACAGGAAGGCTCCTCAGTTTCATTTGACGACGCAAACGAAGCTTTCACTGCTCGATACAATCACGAGACAGTGGCTATGGCATTCTCAATCACTGAGGAAGCTGTAGAAGACAATCTTTATGATCGTCTGGCATCACGCTATACACGGGCACTTGCACGTTCTATGGCACACACCAAGCAGGTTAAAGCTGCTGCTATCCTGAACAATGCGTTTACTGCTGGTGCTTCCGCCGGTGGTGATGGTGTTGCTCTTTGTGATGCATCACACCCGCTTACAAACGGTGGCACTTTCAACAACGAGCCAGCAGTGGCTGCTGATCTGAACGAAACTTCTCTTGAAGATTCACTTATCAGCATCGCTGGGTTTGTTGATGAGCGTGGTTTGGTTATTGCCCTTAGAGGCATGAAGCTAATCATTCCTCGTCAGCTTCAGTTTGTTGCAGAGCGTCTGCTTGTATCTAACCTACGGGTTGGAACTGCTGACAATGATGTCAACGCACTCAAGTCAATGGGTATGCTTCCAGAAGGTTATGTAGTCAATGATTACCTAACTGACACAGATGCGTTCTTCCTGAAGACTGACGCTCCGAATGGCTTCAAGCACTTCGAGCGTATGGCATTGTCAACTAGCATGGATCCAGATTTCGATACTGGCAACATGCGGTACAAGGCTCGTGAGCGTTATAGCTTCGGATTCTCAGACCCACGTTGTGTATTCGGTTCACCGGGTGCATAAGTGAGTTTGTTGAAACAAATACAAAGGGCGGCTGTTCAGTCGCCCTTTTTTATTGTATAGTTATATTAATTCCTGACAGTCGCATTGGGCGGCTGACACTAGCCACGACAGGAGATACTTAAATGGCTAATACTACTTTTACCGGAGCGGTTCGTTCCGAAAACGGTTTTAAGGTTATTAATAAAAACGCCTCTACAGGTGCGGTGACAGAAACCTCATCCGTTGCTTCTACTGGTGTTTTTACCAATAAATATATTAAGCATGTTGGTTACGCTTCTGGTGTTACTGTAAACTCCACAGCAGGTGACAGTCCGGCTATTGCTACATTTGTACAACCAGCTAATACCATTATCACGGATATTAAAATCTTTTGTGATGTTTCTCCAGTTATTGGAACAGGTGATATTGGTTACGAAGTTGGTACATCTAGTTCTGGCGCACAAATTGTTGCGGCGGTTACTGATGAGATCCTTGATGGTGGAACTACAGTCGTAGTGCATAACGTAACCACGACTACTTTGGTTGTTCAAACGCAGAGTGGGACAACAGCCCCCGCTTCTGTACAGTACACAGATACTGCACGAAATATTTTCTGTAACATCACCAATACAGTTGATGCAACAACAGCAGGTTCTTTCACATTCATCATCGAGTACGTTCAAATTGCGTAATTGATATAGGAGGGGGAAACCCCTCCTTGTATTACAGGAGATTGATATGGCAGATGCTGTAACATCGCAAACACTTGTTGATACCCCGAAAACCGCAGTTTTGAAATTTACTAACATTTCAGATGGTTCGGGTGAAAGTGCCGTTAAAAAAGTTGATGTATCTGCGTTGTCCGCAAACATAGATGGCAGCGCATGTACAAGAGCCACTATAGAAAAGATCTGGTGGCAGTGTAATGGAATGAAAGTAAAAATCTTATTTGATGCTTCAACTGATGATTTCTGTATTGAATTGGGTGAGAACCAAAGTGGTCATCACGACTACATTAGTTTTGGTGGTTTAACTAACCCAGCAAGTTCTGGTGTTACAGGTGATATTATGTTCACGACTGTAGGTCACACTTCTGCGGACACATACACCATTATTATGCAAGTGCAAAAGAGCTACTAGTAATGGCTCGTAAGGCAGACAAGCAGCCTCCAAAGACAAAAAAGTATTTCCGCTCCACCAAAAGTGGGGCGGGGATGACAAAGGCTGGTGTTGCCAAATATAAGAGAGACAATCCCGGCAGCAAGCTGAAGACCGCTGTTACGGGTAAGGTTAAAAAAGGTAGCAAGGATGCTAAACGCCGTAAGTCATTTTGCGCTAGATCTGCTGGGCAGATGAAAAAGTTTCCGAAAGCTGCTAAAAACCCTAATAGCCGTCTAAGACAGGCTAGGAGAAGATGGAAATGTTAAGCTCTCAGTTTATAGCAGGAACCATTTTTGTTGCGTTTGTGGGTGCGTGTGTTGCGGGACTCACATGGATATCCTCAACTCTTATTGAAGTTGACAAGAATGTAGCGGTCATGACTATGAAGATGGATGCTAACAACGAAAAGGTAAATCAGCTTCATGACATGATCAGACCGATGTGGGAGGAGTTTACGGGAAGGACATACGATGGCAATCTCGCGAGGCTCGATGAGCAAACAGATATCCAGTCCTCCACAAAAGAAAAAGTGGAGTTCAAAACGCAAACGCTCCATAAACTGTAAACAACCTAAAGGTTTCAGTGAAAGAGCGCACTGCGCTAGTAAAAAGAGGAAAAGATAATGGCACTTACTGGGTCGAAAAAAACAAAAGTTAAGAAAGTTATTAAGGGGTTGAAGAAAGCAAGCAAGCTACATGCCAAGCAAGCTCGAACGCTTAACAGTATGGTGAACGGTAAAAGGAAAAAATAAAATGCCGAAAGACGCTTGTTATCATAAGGTTAAAGCTCGTTACAGAGTTTTCCCAAGCGCATATGCTTCAGGCGCTATTGCAAAATGCAGAAAAGTTGGGGCTGCCAACTACGGCACCGGAGGCAAGAAAAAGAAAAAGGGGAAGGCTTCGGGTGGAGTCTTGAGTATGAGTAATGGAGGGGCCGCTGTTACTAAGGCAAAGCGACCATCTAACAATCCTAATGTTGCTAGAGGGTGCGGTGTTGTCATGAGTAACAAAAGAAAAGCAACGCAGTACTCGTAGGAAAAAATGGAACCAATTTCGACTGCCCTTGCAGGAATAGCATTATTTAAAAGTGCAGTCGATGGCATCAAGAGTGCTATTGGAACTGCTAATGATGTGTCTGATATTGCCGGGTACATAGACAATCTGTTCGAGGGTGAGAGCCAAGTACAGAAGAAACGCAATAAGAAGTCCGGCGTAGGCGTAGGCGATCAGTTTGGTGTTACAAGTGTTGCTAGAGAAGTAATTGATGCTAAATTAGCTCAAGAACAAATGCGCGAAATAGCACAAATGATTGATTTGCGTTTTGGTCCCGGTACTTGGAAATCTATTACGGAAGAGAGAGCCAAACGTATAAAAGCTGCAAAAGAAGCTGCTGCGGAAGCTAGAAGAAAAAAGATACAAGAAGCTAGAGAGTTTGAAGAAAATCTAAAACAGTTCTTTATGGTTAGTGGTGTTGTAGTTATTGTTATAGTACTTTTTGCTGTAGTGATTTCTATGATAGCGAGAGCAGAAACTAAGTTTGTTGAATGTAGGCTGGAAAGATATAAGAAAGTAAATGGTGAATGGCATTGTGTCTATTTAGGAGCCAACAAGACTAGAACATCAATGATAGTAAGTGAATTTTGTCCTAGATCTTATATGTGTGAA